GGCAGATCGCAAGAAATGTCATCACCCTTTTCGCTAAAGACAAACACATCGTAGATTTCTGCTGAGTTGTGGTCATGGGGCAGATTAAATTCTTCTGGGTAGTAGTCATACCCGACCTTGACTTTCTCAAGGGTTTTGCCATCGTCATAAGTGACGAACTCATCAAAGTGGTAGTGAAGTTTGTAATCAATCATTTGGTTTCCTTAAATAAGCCAAATGTCAATGCCAGTAGCGTTGGGGTACTGAGACAAGATTTGTTTTTCAAGTTCATAACGCCCAACAGCCCAAATTTCTTTAGAGTGTTGTTTGTAATTGCAGAAAAAATTGATGCCATAAAGTTTCATTTACTTTCTCCTAAATAGACCCTTTGCGAAGTGCTTGGGCTTGATTGCATTGTATAGATTGGTGTACGGCAATCAAGACTTATTTACAAATAAATGTTAGGGATTTCCCTTATTTGTTGCTTTTTTGCAAATGCCGTTTTGTTCATTTTGATATACTTGTTAAATGGACAAACAAAAAGCTATCACATTGGCTGGCTCACAGAGTGAGCTTGCTCGCATCTTGGGCATCACCAGGGCAGCAGTACACAATTGGAAAACCATCCCAACTGGTCGGCTTTATCAATTGATGATCTTGCGGCCTGATTGGTTTTTAGAGTAAGATTATGAAAACACTTGGCGGTGTTAATGTAGTAGGGTTACACATGAAGTCTGCTGGTTACTACGCCAGTCCGCCAACATCCGCAAGGGTGAGACTTCAGGTGTAGCCCTTTTTTTTGGGCTTTTTATGAAGATTAAAAACTGGACAAAGTTTCAGCATTTCAAGGACAGGCGACCTCCTTGGGTAAAGCTGTATCGGGACATTCTTGATGATCTTGAATGGCATGAATTAGATCCATTGGCTGCCAAAGTGTTGGTCATGCTCTGGTTGATTGCCAGTGAGAATGATGGGCGCATCCCTGACAACAAAACCCTTGCTTTTCGTCTTAGACTGACAGAAGTTAAAACTAAAGAAATCATTATCAAGCTGTCTCATTGGTTGGAACAAGATGATAGCAATGTGATATCAAGTGGATATCAACTTGATAGTACAGAGAGAGAGACAGAGACAGAGAAAGAGATAGAGACAAAGAAAGAGAAGAGCGCAACCAAAGTTGCTTGCCCCCCTGATGTTTCTGAGCAAGTTTGGAATGATTGGTTGCAACTCAGGAAAGCCAAGAAAGCCTCTGTGACCGAAACAGTCCTGAAAGGCGCAAGGTCTGAGGCCAGCAAGATTGGTTGGTCACTTGAGCAATTTTTAATTGAGTGGTGTACCCGTGGCAGCCAAGGCTTAAAAGCTGAATGGCTAAAAGAAAAACTCACCAAGTCTGAAGAACGTCAAAACGTGATGGCAGAGTTGACCAGGGGCAAATCAATTCCTAAAACGCCCTTTTGGGCTAAACCTGAAACAGTGATATTGGAGGCACAAGATGTGGAACGAAAACGACTTTTGTGATCCAGACTCAGGTTTTGATTACATCTTTGGAATGATGAACGCCATCTACGGCTCAAGGTTCATCACCCATTGGCAAGATGTTGACCCCAACCTTGTCAGACAGACATGGAAGCAATACCTTGGCAGATTCTTGACCTACAAGCCAAGCCTAGATTTTGCGCTTGGCAAGCTGGACAAAGACTTTCCACCGAGTGCCATTGCTTTTCGGGATATGTGTAATCAAGGCCCATCAATCCCTGTCAAACCGCCAACTGAAGTTCTGATTGAGCGCAAGAAAACAATTCATGAGCAGATTGAAAGCGAAAGAATTAGGGCTGAAGCGTTGGCAAAACTAGCAGAATTAAAAAAACAATATGGTGGGAGATCATGAATGAGTTGGCTCTTTTCGCAGGCGCTGGTGGAGGAATACTTGGGGGAAAACTTCTCGGATGGCGAACAGTCTGTGCAGTCGAATGGGAAGCCTACCCAGCAAGCGTACTGTGCGCCAGACAAAATGACGGGCTTCTCCCGCCTTTCCCGATTTGGGATGACGTACAAACCTTTGACGGAAACCCGTGGCGAGGAATTGTTGACGTTGTATCTGGCGGCTTTCCATGCACTGACATTTCAGCAGCAGGAAAAGGCGCAGGAATTGACGGAGAAGCCTCTGGAATGTGGCGAGAAATGGCGAGGATCATTTGTGAAGTACAGCCCCGATTCGTGTTCGTGGAAAACTCACCAATGCTCACTTCTAGGGGACTTGGAAGAGTTCTCGGAAACTTGGCCTCAATGGGGTTTGATGCGAGATGGGGAGTGTTGGGAGCAGCGGACGTTGGAGCAAACCATCAGAGGGACAGGATTTGGATTGTCGCCAAATGGGGTGGACAGCTTTCACACACCCAACACGACAGGATTAGATGGTGGGAGCAACAGCAGGAAAGCATTAAAAAAGAGGAAAGAAATGTGGCCAACACCAGCAACCAAAGGTTATGGTCATGCGGAAGAGGGGATGGTTGGCAATCTAATGCTCAAAATAGAAAAAGGAATTTTGACAAAACAGGAAGCGGAACAAATGTTGAGTTTGCCGAAATTGGAGAATCACAGAACTTGGAAAAAGAAATTTCCAACGCCCCAATTGGCGGATTACAAAGATCGTGGAAACATGAGCAATCCATCAATACAACGCAGAGCAGAGAAGGGCAAACAATTGACCCTATCTATGGTTGCTCATCCGACTTCTGGGCAACTGAACCCGATGTGGGTCGAGTGGTTGATGGGTTGGCCTCTAGGATGGACAGACTTAAAGCTATCGGAAATGGACAAGTCCCCCTCTGTGCCGCAACAGCCTGGAGAATCCTAAGTGAATCACTATGAAGCAAACAGAATTCTTGATCGAGCCAAAGAAGGACAACAATTTAGCGAGTTTGTCATCACAAGAGCGCTTGAACTTACAGGAGACTATGAGACACACCGAAGCAACCGAGTGGATCAGACGCTACCGCAAGAAAGTATTGGAGGAGGGCAGGGGAGAAGCCCAATACTGGTGGCAACAAACCCTGTTGGACATTGCCAAGAAGCGAGGCCAAGCGGCTGCTGACGACCTGAAAAAACGCATGAATGAACAGAAAGACAAAAAATGATGCAGATCATGTTTTCGATTTATGGCGAACCTGTACCAAAGGGCAGACCAAGGTTTTCCACAAGGGGTAAGTTTCCTGTTGCTTACACACCTGAAAAGACAAAGAATTATGAATCCGATGTTGGGATGATGGCAAAGGCGGCTATGGGGTCATCAGAACCGCTAGAAGGGGCTTTGGAGGCGTTTATTTATGTCACCTTTCCTGTTCCCGCCTCATACTCAAAAAAACGCACTGAGGCTTGTTTAAGCGATTCTGAGAAACACACCAAAAAGCCAGATTTGGATAACGTGATCAAGAGCGTGATCGATGGCATGGACAAAATCGTGTTTGAGAACGACTCCCAGATCACATCTATCCATGCCACCAAGGTTTATGGCGAAGTGGCAAAAGTTGAAGTAATAGTGAGGCAAGCATGATTGTCACCCTACACAACAGCCAACAAGCCCACACAGTCCTGAAAGACTTATGGCCCAAGATTAAAGAAACCTTACAGGCTGGTAAGCAATTGCGTTTGGAGATCAAAAAAGCGACAAGAAATAATGAACAGAATCGTTTACTTCACGCTGTTTTGACCGATATAGCCAATCAAGTTGAATGGTCAGGAAAAAAATTTAACGCAAATATATGGAAAAGACTTTGTGTTGCAGCCTGGTTAAGAGAAAAAAACGAAAAGCCTCAATTGATACCAGCTTTAGATGGAAATGGATTTGATGTTATTTATGAAAGAACATCAGAACTCACAACCACACAATGTGCAGAACTGATAGAATGGTGTTTTGCTTTTGGGAGTGAACATGGCGTTAAATTTAAAGAACGAGAGTTGGGTCAAAGTGAATGAACATTATTCTGTTAGTTCTAAAGGTAAAGTGAAAAGTCATTCAAGACTTGTTAAATCAGGTCGTGGAACAAGAATTACACCTGAAAAACTTTTAAATGTTTTTATAAAAAAACAAACTGGTTATCCAACAGTAGCAATACATAAAACACAAGTAAGTGTTCATGTGCTTGTTGCCAATGCTTTTTTAGGTCAAAAACCTTTTGAAACGGCTCAAGTCAATCATATTGACAGCAATAGAACTAACAATGATGTGAACAATCTTGAATGGGTAACACCATCTCAAAACATAAAACACAGTTATGACACAACCAAAAGAGTGTCGTGGACTAAAAATAAATTTAGCAAAGAAAATCCAACAAGCAAAAAAATTGTTGCAACAAACATTAAAACTAATGAAAAAACATATTTTGATTGTGGAATGGATGCTGTTCGCCAAGGCTTTAGGAGTGATTCCATAAGCCGTGCTTGCAATGGAAAAATAAGAAGTCATGCTGGACATTATTGGAATTTTCAAGAAAAGGGGATTGAGACATGATGTGTCCCCGTTGTGGCTCTGAAACCCTCAAGGTTTTGGACACCCGATCAAACCCCGAATTTGTCAGCCGAAAGCGCCAGTGCGAAAACAACCATAAGTTTTATACAAAAGAATATGCAATACCCGAAACACAAGTATGTGAGAAGCCAGAAACTGCTAAAATTAGTGGCGGCTCTTTCCTGTCAGCTTTGTGGAACAGAACATGGAATTCAAGCGGCTCATAGTAATTGGGGTGGCGGCAAGGGAAGAGGAATAAAAGCAGACGACAATCTAGTGGCAGCTTTATGCCAAACTTGCCACTATGACATTGACCAAGGTGCAAAGTGGTCAAAGGCTGAAAGACAGCAAGCATGGAACATTGCCCACTTCAAAACAGTTCAATTGTTAGTGGACACAAACCAATGGCCTGTTG